ATTGCATGTGCAATTGCTGCGACACAAAACCGCGGGCAGTTTAAATGCTTGAAATGGGATAAAAGAGAGTATAAGTATTATCCTATAGAAGTTAATCTATACGAGAGAGGAGAAATAGATGAGTAATTTACTCGACGAAATGGAGAGTGATGTAATAACGCCAAATATCGGTGACAATTCTTTAAAAGAAATGGCTGATTTGTGCGCGGAACAAGCATCGCTTGAAAGAGAAGTAAAACAATTAGAAGAACAGTTAAAAGCAAAAGCTGGCGCTGTTCGTAAATTGTCACAAGAAATAATTCCTGCAAAAATGCAAGAATTAGGATTAGAAAGTTTAACATTAAAAGATGGGTCATCTGTAAAGGTGAGACAATTAGTGCAAGCTTCTATTCCAGTAAGACATCGCGAGGAAGCATTTAATTGGCTTCGTGATAATGGACATGGTGACTTGATTAAAAACCAAGTATCTGCCACGTTTGGTAAAGGTGAGGATCAATCGGCAAATGAATTTATTGACAAGATTAATTCATTAGGATATGAGCCTACACAGAAGGTCTGGGTGGAACCTATGACTCTCAAAGCATTTGTTCGAGAACAAATAAATGAGGGTAGTGAGTTACCGATGGATAAGTTCGGAGTCTTTGTTGGCGCCGAAACAAAAATAAGTAAAACGTAAAAAGGAGAACGATTATGGCAAACGCTAATGTTACGAAAAAAGAAAGTCAACTACCTGCACTAAGTCTGGATTTAATGGAAGGGGACGCGTTTAGCGGCCTTGAAAATATTTCACAAGATGACTTAGCGACACCAAGATTAAAAGTCTTGATGCAGTTATCACCAGAACTAGAAGACCTAGAAGGCGCTAAAGCCGGAATGATTTTTAATACAGTTACCAGTGAATTGTATGATGGAACAAAAGGTATTCGTGTTCTACCATGTGCGTATCAACGTCAATACGTTGAGTGGGCTGACAGAGGACAAGGGTCGGGTGCTCCGATTAATGTCTATGATGCTTCAAGTGACATATTAACAAAAACTACACGCGATGAAAATCATAAGGACCGTTTAGAAAATGGTAATTATATTGAAACGTGTGGTAACCACTACATACTACTTGTTGGTGAAAATGGAGATGCAACTCCGGCTTTACTTACAATGAAAGCTACACAGCTAAAGAAAAGTAGAAAGTGGAACTCTATGTTACTTAACCTTAAATTAAATGGTAAGAATGGATTATTTACTCCTCCCTCTTACAGTCACTACTATCGCCTTAAAACTATGAAAGAAGGTAATGATAAGGGTAACTGGTATGGTTGGGAGATTAGTAGAGAAACTCAACTTGAGGATGCTAGTCTTTATAATGTCGCTAAAGCTTTCGCTGAAAGCGTAGGTAAAGGTGACATTAAAGTTAAGTATGAAGAAGAGTCCTCTTCTAATGCTACAGATAAAGTTCCGTTTTAATTAACCAAGGGGCGGGAAACCGCCCTTTTAAATTTATGGAAGTATATGGAAGAGAGAGTTAAAAAGTTTAAAAGTATTTTTTATGGGTTAGACAGGGCCTATGGTCAATATAAAAGTGATGGTCAGAAAGTAAATGGGAAAGCTGGCGGTCAAGCTTTTATTAAAAAAGCTCCTGTTACCGATCAATTATGGATTGATCACTTAAATAAAAAAGAACCAAGTCTTGGTATAATACCAATAAGAGATAATTCAAAATGTATATGGGGTTGTATAGATATTGATACGTATCCTTTAGATCATAAAAAAATAATAAAAAAAGTAAGAGAATTAGAGTTACCTTTAGTTTTGTGCAAATCAAAGAGTAATGGTGCACATGTATTTCTTTTTTTAAAAGAACCAGTGCAAGCAAAGCTTGTTCGTGATAAGTTACAAGAATGGGCGGGAGAGTTAGGTTATGCAAATTGTGAAATATTTCCAAAGCAAATTGAAATTAAAGCAGATCGTGGAGACACTGGAAACTTTCTTAATCTTCCCTATTTCGGCGGCGACGATAGTTTTAGGCATAGCGTTAGCGACGATGGTAATGGGGTTAGTCTTGATACTTTCTTTTCTCTATATGATACTTATTGTACGACCGAAAAAGATTTAAAAGAATTTAAAGTCAAAAGAAAAAATGAAGAAGAGTTTAATGATGGTCCACCTTGTATAGCAACTTTAATGTCGCAAGGAATACCACAAGGCGGAAGAGATAATACATTATACCAATATGCAGTGTATGCAAAAAAGAAGTGGCCGGATGATTGGCAAGATAAAATAGATGAGTTTAATCATAAACATATGGAGCCACCACTACCCTCTCAACAAGTTTTAAAAACAATTAATCAACACGAAAAAAAAGATTATCAATACAAATGTAAAGACCAACCTATGGCCGCTATGTGTTCACAAAACTTATGCCGGGGTAAACAATACGGAATAGGTAACTCGTTTGAACATCAAGTGAGTGATTTAACAAAGTTTGAAAGTGATGAATCAATTTGGTTTTTAAATATAAATGGTAGACGATTAAAATTATCTACAGAGCAGTTATATGATCAACATAAATTTCGTAAGGCGTGTCTAAATGAAATTAATGAAATGCCAAACATGATGAGACCTAATGATTGGGACAGTCGTATACAAGCATTACTACAAGTGGTTGAAGTTATACAAATGCCTACAGAGATTACGAAGACAGGTAGATTTGAAAACTTACTTGCACATTTCTTAGAGGACCAAGGACATGCAGAAAACATAGATGAAATAGATATGGGTAAAGCATTATTTGAAGAAAAAGAATATGTAGATACAGAAGGCAAGAGCCAAAAAATGACAGCCTACTTCAAATCTGAGTGGTTACAAAAGTTTTTAAAGAAGAATGATTTTAAAGATTTTAATACAACAGAGATGACAGCGCACATTCGAAACAAGTTAGGCGGCGGCGATATAAGGCGTAGAGTAAAAGGTAAGATGTCTTATCTTTGGTATTTACCTTGGACAAAGAAAAACGCAGATGATTTTGAAACACCGAACATGGATGAGGAGACACCTTTTTAATGAGAAATATTATCTTTGGTCCTCCGGGAACTGGCAAGACAACCCATCTATTAAAAATTGTAGAGAAAGAATTAAGAGAGAATAATGTAGCTCCTAATAAGATTGCGTATCTTGCTTTTACTAATCAAGCGGCGGATGAAGCATTATCAAGAGCAGTTTCTCAATTAAATTATAATACAAAAGACTTTATGAACTTTCGTACACTACACAGTTTGGCGTATAGAGAGTTACATTTAAAAGATGAAAACATAATGGATGATAATGACTATCGTTATATATCTAATAAGTTACAAATAAAATTAAGTAATCCTAATCAAAACATTAAAGCATACGGTGTTGGTTTTCCCGACGATATATTTATGCAGATAATAGATGGCGCAAAGATAAGAGGACTTACAACAGAAAACTTTTTTAATGATCCTAGCACAGGACATTTACCCGGCGGATTACCAAAATTAAAATATATAGATGAAGCTTTAATTAAATATAAAAGAGCAAGAAACAAATATGATATGACAGACATGATTGTTGATTTTAACAAACAGCATTATGATTTAATTCCAAACTTTGATGTTGTTATAATAGATGAAGCACAAGATCTTAGTTGGTTACAATGGAAAATGGTTGAGAGAGTTATATCAAATGCAAAACGTGTTTACATAGCGGGCGATGATGATCAAGCAATTTATCGTTGGGCTGGTGCGAGACCAGAATACCTAATGAATATGGAAGGAACACGAACTATTTTAAATAAGTCTTATCGTTTACCAAAGTTAATTCATGCGAAAGCTAATAAACTTATTAGTCGTATAGAGGATAGAGTTGATAAAGAGTGGACTTCAAGAGATGAAAAAGGAGAAATAAATATTTATCCTGTAGAACAATTACAAAAAATGAAAGAAGGTAATTGGTTAGTGCTTGCAAGAGACAGGTACCGTTTAGATAAGTTAGAAGAAGATTTAAAAATTTATGGTTACTTTTATGAAAGAGGAGATCGTACCTCTATTAATAAAAGAATACACCAAGCTATTCTTGCGTGGGAAGATGTACGAAAAGGAAAAGCAGTTGATATTAAAGCTGTTCGGTCATTTTATAATTACATTGTAACAGGTAGAGGTGTAGCGAAAGAATTTAAAGAAATGAAAAATGTTAATAAAGAAAAATTATATACCTATGATACATTGGTATCGGACTACGGACTATCTGTTAATAAAGAAAAGCCTTGGTTCGATGCTCTAAGAAATATACCTTTGCCAAAAGCAACATATGTAAGAGCCGTATTGCGTCGTAAAGAAAACATTAAACGCGCACCACGGATCAAGCTATCTACTATACATGGATCAAAAGGTGGCGAAGCAGATAATGTTATGTTATTAACAGATTTATCTCGTAAGACTGATGCTGAATATTGGAAACAACGAGATTCAGAAAGACGTGTGTTCTATGTGGGAATGACACGGGCAAAAAACACTTTGAACATTGTGAGATCACAATCGGACAGAGAATTTTCGGAGGCATTTTAATGATAAAGATAAACGTTACAGAAGAAATGATAGAAAGTTGTAAAGAAAAAGCAAAAAACATAGGTAAATTAAAAAACTCTATTACAAGTGGTGAAGGAAACTTATCTGGTATTTTAGGTGAATACATTGTTCATCAGCACTTACCTAATTCTTTATGGAAAAATACATATGATTATGATCTCATAGAAGATGGAAAAAAAATAGATATAAAAACTAAAAGAAGCAAATATGAACCCCTTGAATTTTATGATGTAGCAATAGCAGAGACAAGTTTACATCAAGACTGCGACGAATATATTTTTGTTACTATTTTAAATGATATGTCAAAAGCGTGGATTGTTGGA